CGTGTACACCCACTTCCATTGGATTTTATGCCTTTGGAAATGTCCCTTTACGTTTGCGCGCGTGAACTGGCCAATTTCACCAGGGTTTTTGGCCCCAGTGGTTAATCGACGCAAATAACCATCAGTCTCAGAAAAAGGAGGTTCCCTATCTAAAATAGGTACTATTACCATCATCCTGGCCTGAAAGTCTTGCAGTTCGGCGTCCCATCTAACGGCTTTCGCGTTTATTTGAAGCTGATATTTGGTATCAACATCGTGGCGCTTAAACCCCAAAACAGGAGAGTGAGGCCTTACAAAAGGTAATGGCCTCCCTATGGATTTTTGTATCCATTGTCGCAAGCAACGTGCAGTTAACTCATATCTGTTCATTCGATAGAGTTGATATTCAGCTGCAGTCGCCGAGAGTAAACTCTCAACGTTTTCAGAATTTGGTGTATATTTAAAATATACAGGGGTGATATCCATGCCTTTATATGCGTGGATACCGCAAGACTCTCGAAAAAGTCCCGTGTAAAATGACTTGGTCTCGTTAATCTTAAGGCCAAAAGCCGGAAGATGTTTCAAAACCAGGCCAACGATACGATCGGGGACAATTATATCATCCCCATAAACGTATACGGGTTCTTCGTTGTAAGACTCATCTCGGAAGAGATCTGCGTAGTACCGACATATACCCTTTATTAACGAAAAGTTGTACAGGGCTAATATCGGAAAACACAGCGCGGACCCCATCGGTGCATACATGTTAGTATGTAACGGTGGAGCGTAGGGTGGATCATCCCACTTATCACGGAACACTATTGTTCTCGTGGATAATGCGAGTAAAACTTCGCATAATCGGTGGTTGTCCTGAAATAAATAACCTACGTGTAACCGTGGAACACGGTTACTGGCCTCCGATTCATCAAGGGTGGCCTTCTTTCCGCGGAACGATGCAGCCAAAGCTTGAAATTGATTAACGCTTTGGTCACTGAAATTCACGTAACCTTTTGTGATTTCATGTGATTCTACCCACGGCACAATGGCATTTTTTACCATTTGTTGTGCGACCTGCATTTCGTTCATCTCCATGCATATCCCTCGGAGCTTGCCGTACTTTTTCGGCACGGGTTTAAATCTCGAATGAGGTTGTCCCACCGAGTTTGCCCACATATGCATGAAATTATTTATATTTTTAACTCCGTCCTCTACGAATATGAATGATGGAAGTGGGTAAAACCATCTTTCGTAAGGAAGGACATCGTCAATTTGCCTGTAAAGGGTCTCCGGTCTAAACCGAAGATGTTTCTCAACCGGTTTGTTTGTAGAACCCGGCCCAGGGTGCGGATAGTTACAATACTTCCGCGGGTCACCGTCAATGTCGAATTTCTCGAATATTTGACGGATGACTTCCCTGGCGTTACTTAAAATTTGTCCGTCCACGCTATCTTCAAGAGGTAATGAAGGAAGCGATTGGTCGGTTGTAACGAGAGAAAGAACAACTTCATCCTTTAAGGACTTTTTTGCCGGACCTTTGATTTTTGTAAAGGCAGCGCCAAATTGATATATGAATCTGACGCCTTCGACGTGATATTTGTGTCTAACGTTGTATGCGAGTGCGAACATCCTGCGCAGAAATGCGGGGTAGCTCGTCCCGGGTTGAAGTCTAAATCCGGGATAGGTCGCAAAGCGTCCTGAGAGATGGGCTAATAAGCCTTCTTTCAGAACATCTAACGTTTTGGCAGCAAAGCTGATGCCTTCGGATCTGAATCTGATATCTAAAGATTCTAAATCACGGGCATAGTCGGTTTTGCCATAGACACGAGGATACGAACGATGAAAATCAGAGAGAAGTGATATAAGTATCTCAAGAACAAATTTATCATTCTTGCGATACCATTCCCTGAAGATCTCGTGCTCACTTAATCGAGCCTTGGTCTTTTTTGGACGTCGTCGTTTGTGGCTATTATGGGATTGAATCATCAAAGTCCCTCCAGCCATGTATCGCGACTTACAAGTCACCGCACAGTAATTTAAAACGTGCGTAAAGCATCAACAACAGGAAATCTGGAATTATCGATTTCAAGACTGAGGGTTTAAACCTCACCCTGCGCGATGCGCAGGGGTACTCCGGAAATTCCGAGGTACGCCTCTCCCAAAAGTATCAGTGACTCGACATCGGCTATTGCATGGCCGGCATCGCAGTTCACGGTGATATTGAGGGTGATCGGTTTCAGATTTGTGGAATCGCCGTTTACTGGAGCCAGTTTCTTGAATCTGGACAGTTCGCGGACGAACCCTGTTTTTACGTTCCGGTCAGAGGCGCGCTCGAATATACTTTGATGAGCGACGTCTGCTAATTCGACCCAGATCGTAGCCAAGCCCTTTAAATCGAGCTTTTGGCCGCGGTATGAGTAGATATGATCCGAACCGTTGTTGATGGTGACTGGGGATGTCATGATAGCCATGGGCTTTCACTCCTATATATATAAACGCCGTATCGTGGCGGAAAAACGTCGCGTTATTGCGAAGGAGTCACATTTACAAGAAGCAACGCAACAGTGCAGCCATATTTATGGCCTGCTGGGTTTTAGGCCAGCTGGTCTTGGGGATATAAAGTTGTCCCCGAGCCGGTGCTGTTACGTACCTGTGATAAACATTGCCGAAATATCCTGAAACTGGGCGATCTGCTGGTCCTCCCTCGAAGTATTCTTGATCGAGAAAGAAGTCAGTAGTTTTACCCTTAGGATCAACACGACCAACGCATCCACATACTAGCGATCGTTTTATTGATTCGCAATACGTGTATTTGGTGAGTATCGTGTTAGGATCCGGTTCCAGTGCGTTCAGAGATTGCCCGATTTTGACTACATAGTCAAGTAAAAAGCTGAATGGGATTCCATTCCAAACAGCTTCGGGCGTGAACCGCAAACCCCAATACCTAGAAAAAGCGTCCCAAAAATTTCTTACGTTATATTTATACTGATAACGTAGGGTCGCTGTAAAAAGGTCTTTCGTCTGTGAGCCAAACTCCATCCAATTATAGTAGGATGTGTTGTACTCTCCGGGCGTAAGTGGGGCAGGCATATTCAGGACCTCACTGTAATGCTTCTTCTGGTATAAACTTCCAGATTCCGCATATTGAGCTTGTACGGCCTGAACTGTTTCGAGTAACATCGCGCCAATAGCCACTAGATCTGAGATCAGTGGTTTCAACATAAATTGATTGGCGAGATTCAACTCTGCGGCAGTTTTCGTCGGCTGATTAATATCAGGAAGGGTTTTTCTGAAGTTTCTAAGCATCTGACTAAAGTCAGGCGATAGAGTAATCTTCAGGGCATGCTTACATATATCTCGAAAATCTTTCAATTCGAAGATAAAGTTGAGCATGCTGATTTCCCCTTCAAAGCGCGGTTGTAAATGATACCACGCCCTCCGGCTGCAAGGTACTGTATCTGTCGATGGGAGGATCAGATTTTGCTCTGAAATCCAATTGCTAAAGAAATAAGGCAATCGGCCTCTCACAAACATGTACCAATACCCGTAGCTTTCCGAAACGGGATCACGCCATATAAAGC